TTCAAGTGGTACTACAGGTGCTACTTCAACCTCAGGTTCAAGCACAGTATCAGGAACAAGCGGAACTTCAGGTTCATCAGGTACTTCAGGTGCTGCTCAAGCTTCAGGTGGTAGTACAATTTCAGGCACATCAGGAACTTCAGGTTCTAGTGGTACAACAGGTGCTACATCAACAGCAGGTCAAAGCACAGCTTCAGGAACTAGTGGAACTTCAGGTTCAAATGGTACTTCAGGTGCTGCAAGAACTTCAGGTACAAGTTCAGCATCTGGAACAAGTGGTACTGCAGGTACAAATGGCACTTCAGGTTTATCATTTAACGGTACCTCAGGTATTAGTGGTGGTACATTTGTTAATCAACCAGATTATCTTGTAAGAACAACAGGTACAACAACAATCCAATCTGTATCGTTCCTATATGTTGATACAACAAATGTTAGATTAGGTATTAATACTGCTGTTCCTACCAGAACACTAGATGTAAAGGGGGATGTTTCATTTACAGATGAATTTGTATTATGGGATGATGTAACCTATTCACTTACAGCAGGTGATATAGCACCTTCAACTACTACTATTACAGCTAAATTCCTTCCAGGCCATACAACTTTATTTAATCCAAACCCATCAGTTGATTCAGTACAAGGAACTATACTTTATGGTCAACTCTCAGATTCTGCTCTAAGTTCAGGTCAATTAGTATATTATAGAGGTGGAACAGGAGGATGGGCTTTAGCAAATGCTTCGGCTGTAAGTTCAACAGATTTCTTATTAGGAATAGTATTAAATACGGTTGTGGGTGCTACTCAAGAAATTGCTGTATTAATAGATGGTGTTTATACTAGTACTTTTGTTACCAACGTAACTACAGTAGGAGATGCACTTTATGTATCAACAACAGCAGGTAACGTTACAGCAGCTGTTCCAACAGCAGTAGCTTCTATTGTAAGAGGAGTAGGACAAGTAATAAAAAATAACGGGACCTACTACACTGTAAACTTCAGACCAGATACAACATATTTTACTAACGGATAATAGTAAGTTTGGTACTCTAAGTAATTTTATATATATTTATGGGAAATAGACTGTTATGCAAAAATTGTTATTTATTGCCCCACATTTATCAACAGGCGGACTCCCACAATACTTAACCAAAAAAATAGAATTACTTAGAGATACCTACGAAATATACCTTGTAGAATGGTCAGATGTTACAGGTGGTGTTTTAGTAGTAACACGAAATAAAATTCTTAATTTAATTGATTCCGATAAATTCTTTACTTTAGGAGAAAATAAAAATGAATTAATTAATATTATTAATCGTGTAAAACCTGATATTGTACATAGTGAAGAAATTCCTGAGTTTTATATGGATTTTGATGTAGCTTCTAAACTATACAAAACAGATAGAAACTATATTATTGTAGAAACATCTCACGATTCATCATACGATACAACTCAGAAAAAATTCTTCCCAGATAAATTCATGTTTGTATCAAATTGGCAAATTGAACAATACAAGGATATCGATATTCCACGCGTATTAGTTGAATACCCTATTGAATACATTAATCGTCCCGATCGTGAAGAGGCATTGCGTAAACTACAGTTAGATCCCGCTAAAAAACATATTTTACACGTTGGATTATATACATCTCGTAAAAATCAAGCTGAATTTTTTGAATATGCTCGTTCAATGCCCGAATATGAATTTCATAGTTTAGGTAATAGAGCAGATAATTTTAAATGGTATTGGGAACCATTAGCTAATGATACTCCTCCTAATTTAACCTGGTGGAATGAGCGAACAGATGTAGATGCCTTCTACCAGGCGATGGATTTATTTTTGTTTACATCTAGAGGTTCAGTTAATGATAAAGAAACAATGCCTTTAGTTATTCGTGAGGCAATTTCATATCAAATCCCAACATTAATTTATAATCTTGAAGTTTACCAGAATTATTTTGACAAATTTGATACTGTTAATTATCTTGAATTTGATAGTTTTGAAAAAAATTGTGAATTGATTAAAGAAAGTGTTAAAGATAATGATGAAATTTTTCCTGAACAAGAAGCTTATATTGTAGGAACTTATCCTAATAATTCTCTTATAGAAGAAATTACAATAGAATGTTTAAAAGCTTTACGAAAAGATAATAGAGTTATTATTACAACCTCTCACCACCCCGTTTCTAAAGAAATCCAAGAACTTTCAGATTATGTTATATATGATAAAAATAATATAACTACTGAACATACATTCCCTTGGGTATGGTTTATAGAAGAACCTGAATGGAAAATATGGGCCAGAATCACCTCAGACGCAGGTAATAATTTTTATCATGGACCAGCTTGCCATAATAATATACACAATGCTATGGCTTTAGCAGATAATTTAGGAATTAAAAAAACATATTTAATTAATTATGATTATCATTTAAAAGATATCGAACAAATTAATTATGTTTCTAAAATTTTAAATAAACATTCTTTATATTCTGAAAAATTATTAGATGGTAAGGGAGATGTTCCACAAATGAGAACAGCTTTTATGGGTATAAGACCTAAAACATTTTTACAATATCTTCCTCAAATTTTTTCACGAAAAGATTGGGATGATCTTCAAATCAAAACTAATGCTCCTTCAAATGGGTTAGAAACTATTTGGTATCATCATTTAATAAATGATTCAAAAGCATATTGGGAAAGTAATGAAAAATTTACTCAAGTATGTGAAAAAGCTTTAGATCATATTAGTTTTTCACAAGCAGAATATTTTACTTTAATTCCTGTAAAAGATAGTTCTAATGAGTATGTAATTTTATTTAGAACTAGTAATAATAGAGACGCTAGAAAATTCATAGTAAGAACCAAATTTCACTCAGGTGAAGTTGTTTGGGAACACGACGTTGATGTTGAAAGAAGTCTTACATTTTGGAAAATAATTTATTATTCTTTAGAAGATAATAATGATTTTATATTTGAATTAGAAACAAGAGATTTAAAAACTAATGAATTTATTGCTTTAAAAACAATTAAAATAGATAATGATTATTTAAAAAATATTTTACCGACAAACGGTACTATGGAGTTATTATGAAAATTTGTCAAGTCAATCCAGGTTGTGGAATCCCAATCCCACCTCCAGCGTGGGGTGCTATAGAAAAAATCGTATGGGAATTCACTTGTAATTTAAAAGAATTAGGTCACGAAGTAGATATTAAATTCGCCTCAGAAATCATTCCAGGTGAATATGATATTGTTATGGTTCATGTTGCTAATTTAGCTTTAGAATTAGCAGATAGAGGTATTCCTTATATATTCCAACACCATGATCACCATGCATATCATTATGGAAAAGATTCAGGTGTATATAAAGAAAATAGAGAAGCAATGGCTAAATCTATTTTTTCATTAGTCCCAGCTCGTTATTTAGTTGAATATTTTGATTTACCTAATGTACATTATTTTTCACATGGTGTAAATACTAATATTTTTTACCCAAATGAAACACCTCCAATATCTCATAACTTATTAATGTTAGCAAATAATGGTTTAGGAGGTTATGGCGCATATGATAGAAAAGGATTTGGATTAGGAGTACAATTAGCAATGGCTGCTGATTTACCTATTACTATTGTTGGTCCAAAAAATAATGAAAATTGGGTTAAAGATAATCCTTGGGTTAGAGGTTATCCTAAATTAACAATAATATGGGAACCTTCAAATGATGATTTAAGACAAATTTATACTTCTCATACTATATTTTTACATCCAAGTGAGTTAGAAGCTGGGCATCCTAATTTAACTTTATTAGAAGCAGCAGCTTGTGGTTTACCTATACTTGGATGGATTGAAGAATCAACTACATTTCATGGATTATGGAGAGCTCCTCGTGATTTAAAAGAAATGTTAAGAGGTTTAAAGGATATCACCCAAAAATATGGTGAATATAGAAAAAATTCTTTAAATACAGCACAAGAATTATCATGGTTTAATCGTTCAAAAGAATTAATAAATTTATTTAATAATCATATATGAAAGAAGTTTTAATCAATGAGTATAACAATACTAAAATTTTAGGAATACCTCATAAAAAACCTGAAAATACATTTAACATTAATTTTGTTAATGGAGCATTTGTAGAAATTTTAGGTCCCCTCCAAAAAGAATATGTTATAAAATTTGTTAATAGTAAAACAAATAGAGTATTGTTTGAGAACACAATTAGTAATAATATGTGGACTCGACCTAATATAAAATATTTAGTTAGATGGCGTATTGAAATTTATGATAAAGAAACTAATTCTTTAGTTTTGGAACATAATTTTGATCCAACAGGTAAAAGAGTATACGTTCATATAGATTCTACAGCATTAGGAGATACATTAGCTTGGTTCCCAGTAATTGAGGAATTTAGAAAAGAAAACAATTGTGAATTAGTTTGCTCAACTTTTCACAATGATTGGTTTGAAGGAAATTACCCCGAAATTCAATTCGTAAAACCCGGAACTGAAGTAAATAATTTATATGGTATGTTTGCTATTGGTTGGTTTTATGACGATAAAAAAGTAGTATTTGATAAAACTCCTATTGATTTTAAAAAATATCCTTTACAACAAACTGCTACTGAAATATTAGGGATGAAATATAGAGAAGTTAAACCTATAATTAATACTCCTGATAGAAAAACAGATATTGAAGGTAAATATGTTGTTATTGCCCCTCATGCTTCAGCTCACGCTAAGTATTGGATGTATCCAAAAGGTTGGCAAACGGTTATTGATTATTTAAATAGCAAAGATTATAAAGTCGTTATGTTAACTCAAGAACCTTTAGGTGATGAGTGGCATGATTCAAAACTTGGTGGAACTTTAACAGGAGTAATTAATAAAACCGGAGATTTTCCTTTAGAAGATAGAATGGTTGATATTCGTGATGCCGATGCTTTTATTGGTGTAGGAAGCGGATTAAGTTGGTTATCCTGGTCATTAAATACCCCAACAGTTTTAATTTCAGGATTTAGTTATCCATATACTGAAATGCAAGATTGTGAACGTATATTCCCTGATAATCCTAGAGTTTGTAGAGGATGCTTTAATCGTCATTGGTTAAATCCAGGTGATTGGGAATGGTGCCCAGATCATAAGGATACTCCACGTCAATTTGAATGTACAAAAGTTATTGAACCTTCTCGAGTAATTGAATCTCTTAATAAATTGCTTAATATTTATTAACATGGAAAATAAAGTTTTAACACCAGAAGAGTTATCTAAATTACAAGAATTAAATAATAAAAGAGGAGATTTAGTTGAACGTTTTGGAATTCTTGAAATCAACATACAAGATTTAGAATTACAAAAAGAACAATTAATCGAAGAGTTATCACAAATTAAAAATGCCGAAGTAGAAATTGGTGCTTTGTTACAAGAAAAATATGGTGATGTAAACATAAATTTATCCACGGGAGAAATAGTCTCGAGATAATTTTGAAAAAATTTAACATATTTATAACAAAACAATAATTAACTCTACAAAATGGCAGAAACATTAATATCTCCGGGTGTATTAGCGTTAGAAAACGATAACTCATTTGTATCTTCTCAACCAGTAACCGTTGGAGCAGCTATTATCGGTCCTACAGTAAAAGGTCCAGTTGAAGTACCAACAATTGTTACTTCATATAGTGATTACCAAAATAAATTCGGTACTACTTTTTTAAGTGCTAGCCAAGTTTACACTTACTTTACTTCAATTGCTGCTTACAACTATTTTGCAAATGGAGGTCAAACTCTTTTAGTATCAAGAGTAGTAACTGGTTCATTTTCAGAAGCATCAACTTCAGGTTCATTAGGTACTCCAATATTAAATGCTGATGGTAATGAAGCTTTCAGATTAAAAACAATTTCTGAAGGTGCACTTCAAAATAGCACATCTTCTCAAGATGCTTTTGGTGCATTAACAAGTGGTTCTGCTGATAATGTTAGATGGCAAATTTCTAACTACGATACTTCATCAGGAACATTTAGTCTATTAATTAGACAAGGTAATGATACAACTACTAATCCTACTGTATTAGAAACTTGGACTAATCTATCAATGGACCCAACAGCTCCTAACTATGTATCTAGAATTATTGGTAACCAATATAGACAATACAATGCTCAAGATAATCAAATTGAAGTAATTGGTGATTATCCAAATAACTCAAGATACGTTTATGTAAGTGATGTATTAACTCCAACTCCATTCTACTTTAACAATGCTGGTGTAGCACAAGCACAATTTACTGGTTCAATTCCTTCAAATGCTAGTGGTTCATTTGGTGGTGCAACAGGTAATTTATTCGTAGGAGTTGCTGATTTCTATAACAATATTGATGTAGCTTCTACAAACATTCAAGGTATTACAGCAAGTGCTTACACTCAAATGATTAATTTGTTAGGTAATGCAGATGACTACAGATATAACATATTATTAACTCCTGGCCTTTCAGCAGCAACTGCTAATTTAGGAGCATCACAAGTAACTACAGCAATTAATAACACACAATTTAGAGGTGATGCTATTTACGTAGTTGATTTAGTACCTTATAGCTCAAGCATTAGTGATGTAACTACTCAAGCAAATGCTAAAAATACTTCATATGCTGCTACTTACTGGCCTTGGGTTCAAACAATTGATCCAGATTCAGCTCAAAGAGTATGGGTACCAGCTTCAACAATGGTAGGTGGTGTTTATGCTTACAATGATAGTGTTTCTGAACCATGGTTTGCCCCAGCAGGTATTAACAGAGGTGGTTTAAGCACAGTAATTAGAGCTGAAAAGAAATTATCTCAAGCTAACCGTGATACTTTATATACAAACAAAGTTAACCCAATTGCAACATTCCCTGGAACAGGAGTTGTAGTATACGGTCAGAAAACATTACAAACTAGAGCATCTGCTCTTGATCGTGTAAATGTTCGTCGTTTGTTAATTCAACTTAAGTCTTACATTTCTCAAGTAGCTCAAAACTTAGTATTCGAACAAAATACTATCGCTACAAGAAACCAATTCTTAAGCCAAGTTAACCCATACTTAGAATCAGTACAACAACGTCAAGGTTTGTATGCTTTCAAAGTAATCATGGATGATAGTAATAACACAGCTGATGTAATTGATAGAAATCAGATGGTAGGTCAAATTTATATCCAACCTACTAAGACTGCAGAATTCATTTACTTGGATTTCAACATCTTACCAACAGGTGCTACTTTCCCAGCATAATTTTTTAAAGATTGAATATTTATAATAAACAAATAGATAAATAAAATGGCAGTATTAGATCCAAACGAAATATTTTTCACCGCCTTTGAACCAAAGCAAACGAATCGCTTTATCATGTACATTGACGGGATCCCAGCATATGAAATTAAAGGTGTTGGTGCTGTAAACTTAACTCAAGGTACTGTTCCTTTGAATCACATTAACGTACAACGTTTTGTGAAAGGAAAAACAACATGGGGTACAATTCAGTTTACATTGTTCGATCCTATCACTCCTTCAGGTGCTCAAGCAGTGATGGAATGGGTTCGTTTACACCACGAATCAGTAACTGGTCGTGATGGTTATTCAGATTTCTATAAGAAAGATTTAACTTTCGATGTATTAGGACCTGTAGGTGATATCGTATCAGAATGGATTATCAAAGGTGCGTTAATTACTGAAGCCAATTTTGGTGATTACAACTGGGATGATGATGGTACTGCAGTAAACCTTACAATGACAGTTCAACCTGATTACTGTGTATTGAACTTCTAATCTAATAAAAGAAAACCAAAAGAGCTCGCAAATTTTTGCGAGCTTCTTTTTTTCTCATATATTTATATACGATAATAAAGTTATTAAAAAATATTTATGGAAGAAAATAAATTTAAGTTCCCAACAGAAGTTGTAGAATTGCCTTCAAAAGGTATATTGTACCCTGAAGGTCATCCTTTAGCAGAAGGAAAAGTAGAAATGAAATACATGACTGCTAGAGAAGAAGATATTTTAACTAACCAAAACTACATTAAACAAGGAATTGTTATTGACAAATTGTTACAATCTATGCTTGTAACTAAATTTGATTACAATGATTTGTTAGTTGGTGATAAAGATGCTGTGATGTTAGCAGCTCGTGTTCTTGGTTATGGTAAAGATTATTCATTTAATTACTACCCAGAATACGGTGATGTTGAAGAAACAGTTAATATAGATTTAACAACAGTTAAAGAAAAATTTCTAAATGAGGAATTAATTAGTGAAAAAGGTAAAAATGAATTTACTTTTAAATTACCTCACACAGGAAATGTAATTACTTTTAAATTATTAACTCATGGTGATGAGCAATCTATTGATAGAGAAATTCAAGGATTGAAAAAACTTGATCCTAAAGGTAATTTTGAAGTTACAACTAGATTCCGTCATATGATTCTTTCAGTAAATGGAGATTATGATAAAAAGACCATTAGAGAATTCATTGACTATGGATTGCTAGCTAAAGATTCTAGAGCATTTAGAGAATATTTTAGTTCAGTTAGTCCTGGTATAGATTTAAAATATCATTATGTATTTGATAATGGTGTAGAGGAGGACATCACTATCCCAATCGGGATTAACTTTTTTTGGCCTGACGCCTGAGTA